TGAAATTGACGGTTAGGTAGATTTGAATAATCATCCCTGTTCATACGCGCCATAGGGATTGCCACTGGCATTGTACCGAATTGAACTTGGTACACTCCCATGTTTACTCCGCTAATTTGTTGAATACGCCAGTACGGTAGAGTAACGGTAGCTTCTAAATCATAATAGAGCCATTGTCCTGATACCCAATTTATAGCTCCAGGAGCTTCAATAGTTTCCCATGTTGTACCGTCACTAGATGCTTGAATTTCAATAGTAACCGAACCAGTTACCGCAGGTAGAATACCAACAGTGTTGATATAAAGAGGGCTACCCGAACCGCCGTTAATACCAATTGCACCAGTATTATTAGTAAGTTGGCATACGTTTTGACCTGTACCGTCAAATGCATTACTCGTTACTCCTGAAGTGCTGTACGCGCCAGTAGTGATATTACTAGTTGTACGATAATTTGCGTTCAACACGTCAACAGTGCCGACTGGCAGGTAGTAATAAGTTTGATCAGGAATTAAACCGATGACGACTTTATTAATCGCCCAATAATTGACACCCCAGTTAGTCAAGCTAGAAAGTAAATAATAAAGACTAGTGCGAGCAGCTTGAACTTGCTCTACTGTGAGTTCTTCGGCAAGTTTACCTGCACGACGAGCGCCATGGTCAATAAGATCTTGAACTGATATAACTGTTTGGGAAACTGTTCCACTAGTACTCATTTATCACCATCCTGGACATTTCCATCGTTTTAAAGATGCTTTTGCTCTGGGCGCATCACCTTTTGACTTTTTTACTACACCTGACATGCGTGCGCAAAATGAATCTTTTCGCGCTCCACCTTCAGGTTGCGGAGCTTTTAAATGAGACCCCGTTGCCTTATTATACTTGGCTCTACCTTTAGCAGTTAATCCTGCACCTTGACTGGTAGGTAACTTTTCACCTTTCTTGATACTGAGTGAAACATCACCGCCAGATTTCTTTTTTGCAGTCTTAACTGATTCAATAAATGCCTGCTTAGTGGGTGCACCTTTAGAGCCAATACGGCGCATTTTTTCACCAGAGCCAGCTTTAATACGCTCCTGCTTAGCATGAATATTTGCGTACAAACCAGCTTTTGCCATAACTTACCAATTTTTCATTTTTCCGCCAGTCTTCTTTTTAGAAGCCTCGCGTTTTTCACTATAAGCGATCGCTACTGCTTGTTTTTGCGGCTTACCCGCCTTTATTTCAGCAGCGATATTCTTACCAAAAGCCACTTTAGATTTAGACTTAATGAGGGGCATATTAGAATCCAGGCTGGGTCAAGTTAGTATTATTTTGAATTAACTTACCAATAATGATCGCACCCGATAAAATAGCACTTGAACTAGTTGTAGCAATTTGCCATTGAATATCAGTTTTTTGTGCAAAAGGAATCGGTGCAAAATGCCTATCAATAACATAAACAGAACTAAAGCCTTGTGTTAAAAGATTCTGCTGCACGCCATTGTTGGTTTGCTGTACGTTATAGTACATACCGTTACCGCTACCTAATGTGTTGTCGCTGTTTACTTCAACAAGTTCTAAATAAAAAGTATATCCGTTTGGAACTGTATAAATACTGTTTTGATTTTTACCAACTTTAGGGTTGATTTGAGCAACAATATTGGTACTTTGTTTAAAAGTAATCGTTCCGATGTTGGTTACTTGACCTGTACCTGCTGAAACTAACGATACGCCGTTTACTCTAAAATAACTATTTACTGACGTAACCGCTGTTGTGCCGTTTAAAAACAATGTTTCTGAAATAACATTGTAACTTGCATCAAGTCCAGTAATTAAAACAGACGCTAAGGTGTTATCAGATGTAGACGTACTAACAACAGTTAATGCGGCAGCAGATGATGGGAATGTATACGCTGTAGCGTTTTCCCACATTGGAATCGGTGCGGTTGTCGGGGCATTAGACGAAGTAATCAATGCATTAAAGCCAAAAATACTTACTAAGCTATGCCCAGAAATTTGACCGCGAGAAACTTGTAAATCAAAAGGTTCGTATGCTCCACTACGCGTAACTGAAGCAACAATATTGTTACTCATATTTTATTCTCCAAATTAAAGAAAGCAGGGGCGAACCCCCGCTAATTCTTAGTAATTACACTTCTTAGCTTTACCACCAGTAGCCTTGTGAGCCTTGCCACCGTGCGCCATGTGTTCCTTGTGGGAAACATGTCCACCGTGGGCGTGGTGTTTAGCAGCATGTTCGTGCATGGATTTGTGTCCAGCATGTTCGTGCTTGCTTTTGGAGTGATGAGCAACATGTCCGCCATGCTTGTAACCTGCTGGACTTTCTTTGATTTCGCCAGTGCCTGATTTCTTTGTAGGCATTTTTGAACCATCGTTGATCTTAGAGATATACTCTTTAGCAGTAGCCAAGCCACCTTTAGCAAACTTTTTCAAATGTCCACCGCGCTTATAGCCTACTCCTTCAACACCTTCAGTTTTGGTGTGGAAAGATTTAGTCTGCTTAGCTTGATGTACTTTGTCTTTGATGTCAATCTTTGGCTTCAAAGTAGTTTTGGTTTCAAAACGATCAATAGCTGCTCCGCCATCTTTCTTATGCATCTTACCACCCATGCACATTTTGGCTTCATGCTTGTGATGTTCATGCATCTTTTTGTGATGCGCAGAACCGCCTTCTTTGTGCTTAGCAGCGTGGTGCTTAGCCATAGCTTTGTGATGCTCGTGTGAACCGACAGGATGACCAGATACGTGATGAACTTTACCACCATGTTTGTATCCAGGACCTTCAACACCTTCAGTCATACGCTTAGAATCACGACGAGTAGCTTCAATTCCACCCGCTAAGCCGCCCATTACGTTCGGACCAGCCTTAGGAGCGCGACCACCAGCTTTTAAACCATGATGAGCTTTAGAAGCCTTTTCATGTTCATGATGCTTGAGTTCTTTTTCAACGCGCTTGATTTCAGCTTCTTCGTTACGAATATGACCGCCTTTGGCATGCTTTTTAGCATGACCGCCGCGCTTCATACCGTCGCCAACTTCATCAACTGAAGGCTCGGTTGTGAACCTTTTTGGTTCACGGATAAATTTACTAGTTGCCATGGTGTTTTATCTCCTATTAGGCTTGGTTTACACCGAGTGCACCGAGGCGAGTAGCGTTTGGACCAACCGCGATCGCAGGTACAGCCAATGAACATACTAAACGACGAACACCGTTAGTCGCGCTTGAAGGAATGTAAGTTCCACGAACGTCACCAGTAGTCGAAGTAGCTGGGTTAGTCATATCAGCAACAGTTGCAGTTCCAGTATCTTCAGCTAATGCGCTAGCCCAACCTGCGCTGATGATGTAACCAGCGTCAGTAAAGCGGATAGGGCAGCCGAGTACATCAGTAGTACCTACTGACACAGCAACGGTAGTACCAGCGCTAACGGAAATAGAAGAAATCTGGTAGAATGCTTTTTTACCAGGAGTGGTTGTAGAAGCAACAGTGCCAGACGCGATAACTTCAGTCATAGCTTGACCATAGTAGTCATAACCAGACACGGTGAAGTTTGCACTAGCTGGGCTACCTGAACCAGTAGTTACGCTTACGGCACGTGGGCAATCCAATTGGATTACAGTTGTACCGTCAGTACGTACTACAGATTGAGTGCTTGTACCAGCTGCTAAAGTAGCAGTGCCAGCGGCAGCATAAATAACAGCTGCAGAAATGTTTGCAACTTGTTTAGCTTCAGGAATAACGTCCCAGATGTAAATACGACCGAGAGGACCAACGCCGAGGGACATTGGAGCTGGATCGCCAAGCAGGTAGTTACCAGAAGCAGTTACAGTAATAGAACCAGTAGCAGATGAAGAAGCACTCAAATTGTAAGTGCCAGTTGTACCTGAACCAGTCGCGAAAGAGGTAATATAAGAACCAGAAGTAATACCAGTACCAGTAACATATTGACCAACGGTCAATGGGTCACCAGATTGCAACGCGGTTACAGTCAACACTGTACCAGTTACAGAACCAGTAACTACAGAAGCGGTTGCATTTTTTGCAGTGCCCATAAAGGTGGGCGCGGAACCTAGAAATAGGTCATCACTAAATTGTGGCATGTGTCTTTCTCCTTGAAAAGCTTAGACATATTACATTAAGAAAAAGGGGCTAGGCTTTTGACCCAGCCCCTGTATTACATTAGACTCCAGGTGTGCCGTACATAGCACGTGGGTCTGTCCAGCTTGGCCAATAACGCTCGGTTGCCTTGTAACGCATGGAGTCGGTTTCGAAATCGCCTTCCATGGTTTTCTCAAGAGCACGACGCATCATTAACTTCATACCTTCTGGGGCATCAGTTTGAACCCACCAGTTAGTCGCAGAAGTCAAACGGCTAATTACTGAAGCACCTTCTGGCAACAATCCAATTGATTTAATTGGGTTGATGTCATTGTTTGCTGTACCAGTACGTAGCACTGACTTCAACAACACTTCGGCTTGAAACACGTTACCAGGAGCCACAACCAATTTCAATGGTTGTAGGCGGATCTTCTTACCGTTGTTGTCAACAGCTTGACGAACCTGAATCAACATTTGCTCAAGTGAAGTCTGGGATAAGTTAGCAGCAGTACCTAGCAAGTTGCTAAATGTGCCGTTAACGATTGGGTGAGCAGAAGAACTCAATGCAACGCCGTCACCACCAGTGTATGAACTATTGAACGCGCGGTTCAAAATGTTCGCACAGAGGAGTTCCTTAGTTTCAACGAGGGACTGTGCCAAGTGCTTAGCATATACTTGACCAATACGGATGTGGTCTCCGTCTTCAACTAAAACCTTAGTCAAAGCGAATGCCAAACCGAATACTTGGTAAACATAGCGTTGCAAGAATAACACACCACCTTGTTGATAGGTTACTGGGCTGCCATCAGGTAACTGAGGAGCTGCACCAAAACCGTACAATACTGGTTCTTCATGGTAGTTACGTGGAATGCCTGCTTGTTCACGGAAAACTGTGGACCATTCATCGGCACGTTGATCATAAACTCCGTCAAATGCTTCGTTGAGGATTGGCTCAACTATTGAACGGAAGTCCGTACTGCGCATCGGGGCTGCCATAGTTCAGTCCTCCTTAGATAGCGTTAGAAACAGCGATAAACTGAGGTTTAGAGATTTGTATACGAACGATTGTATACGCATCACCCCAAGCATTATCAACATAGGGAGCCAAATCAACAACACGCATTTGGCCATTGTTACCTGAGCCTACTGCAGAAGCAGAGCCAAGAGTACACTGGGACAAACCAGTAGTTGTAGAACCAGCGGTGAGATTGGTAAAGTTATATTCATTACCAACTGAGGTCTGAGCCATTGAGCCATCAGCTTGAATTTCGTAAACGATTTGTTGATCGTTATAGAAATAAGCGATAACACTTCCTGCGATAGC